ACCACGTTGTTGGTCTTTTTGGCCGACATCAGCGAGATCGGCCCAATCAGGCCGTACTTGCCTTGGTAGGCTTCGGCAAACTTGTCTGCCAGGTCGATGACGCCGTCGTAGAACTCGTTCAGCGCGATGTGCTTGGCGTAGCTGCGCGTGTTCAGGTGGGCGGAATGGGTCACATCCCGCGCCAGAAACAGCATCCCTACAAAGTCCGCGCACTTCATTCCATCATTCCTTCAGGCGGCATTTCGGGCTGCATCTCACCCATCTCGGGCATCTCAGGCTGCATCTCAGGCTGTTCCATGTCAGGCATCTCGCGCATCTGCGGCGCCCCGCCGATCAGGTCACCGGTGTCCAGCGCCGCGGCGATGGTTCCCATGACGATGTCCTGAATCTGCTCTGGCGTCATGCTCTGCTGCATGGCGCTAATCCGCTTTGTCTCAGCGTCGTAAGCGTCCACCTGGGCCTTGTATTCCTTGATGTCCACCTCGCGCTGGGCGACGCTGTCCTGCACGTTGGAGATGATGTCCGTCATGCGGTTCAGTTCCTGCGTCATGGCCTCCAGTTGCTGCTGGGCAGCCACCATCTCAGGCGACTGATCGCCTTCCGACAGAACCTTCGGGTCAAGAATCTTCTTGAACCGCGCTGCCATCTCCTGCGCGCCCGGCCAATCCATGTTCTTGATGAACAGATCGCCGGCTACAGACCAAAGCTGCGGGTTGGATTGCAGAATCTGGCTCATGGCGTCCAAGGCTTCCTGACGCTTGGTCATGTAGCCTGGGCCGGTCGTGACCATCACGTCGTAGGTGCCGACGCTGGGGTTGTAGACCTTCTCGATCAGCGCGCCCATCTGGTCGCGGATTTCCTTGACAGGTTCAGCCTGCGACGGGTTGAACTTGACCATATCGACTTCGCCGTCAACGCCGATGATGCGGGCGATGCGCTGCGTGTCGTAAATCTTCGGGATCATGTCCACGATCTGCCGGGTGATGTGGCGGATCGCGCGGGCCAGATTGTCCACGTAGTGGTAGGTGCCAACGTCGCCCTGCTTCTCGCGGGCGAGGATGGCTTTACCAGAGCGTTCGTTGCCCTGCATCCCAAGGCTGGCGTCGTACTGGCCCGTGGTTCCCTTGATGTCGTCAGCAGCCCCCATCTTGGCTTGAATCAAGCCAGTCTGGGGCAACGGAGGAGGCGCGCGCTGGGGCAGGGGGAGGACAGCCCCGGCTCCATCCGTCACGTCGGGATTGACCTCCAGATACGGCCAATTGGTCGTATTGGCAGTCTTCCACTGCATTTCGTAGCCTTCGAACTGGCCGCCATAGCCAATGAAGGGTGCCTTGGGTGCCAGCGCCAGCATCTCGGCTTCTTGGCTCGTCCAGTAGTTGTACATGCGCTGGGCGTCCTTGGCGTTCCGCACAAGACCGCTGATGTACATCTGGCCGTCAACTTCCCACTCGTTGCCAATGACGCGCACGACCGGAATCCACTTGCCGGCCCACTCGCGCTCTTGCAGCACGTCGAAGCCGTTGGTCTTCATCCACATGACCTTCTTGCGGTCAACTTCGCGGCTGCGGATCGGCTTGCCGAACATGGCCGTAAGCTGCTTGTCCTGCGGCGTGCCGCTGAACGCAGTCTGGTTGTCCGGGTACAGGTGCAGCGTGGCTTTTTCGTAGGTGTTGTAAAAATATTCCGCGATGCGGATCGTGTCTTCCTGAAGCCACGACGAAATACCCTGATCGCCGACGCCTTGGCTGTACAGCGTGCTGATCGGCGTCGCGTCCGGGAACATCCGCTCATATTCTTCTTTGAGGATGTCCTCAGTGATGAAGCACCACTCAGCATCCGCGCCGCACGGGTCTTGGATCGTCGGGTCCATGTAGACGCTGAACGAGTTGCGGACGCGCGCGATGCGGATGTCCTGATCGAACGTCTCGTCGTTGCAGTATTCCGTCAGCAGGCGGATGTAGCCCTCGCCGTAGGTCACCTGGTTGTCGCAGGCGGTGTCGTAGGCCACGTCAGCGTCGGACATATACTCAATGTGCCGCACCACGCCGTTGAAAATCTCAGCGACCTGTACGTCGGCGTTGTCGTCCGCCGGGATGACCTTGCCGCTGGGCCGGTTCTGGCGCTGCTCGTTTGTTACTTGGCGCACATGCTGGGGCAGCTTGTTGATGGTCAGGCACGGTCGCGCGTTGATGGTCTGGCCCTGCACCGACCCGCGGGTCGCCAGCACGTCGGCGGGCCACTGCCACTGGTTGTCCGGGCTGCCGGCCATGAACCGCAGATCGTCCAGTTCGTCCTCGCGGCTGTCCGAGTACGCCGACTGCGCCATCTTCAGGCGGTGGCGCATGGTTGCCATCTTGTCTTCGTCGCGCGCAGAAACCTTCTCAGGGTTTGACCCCACGTTGGCGACTTGGCCCGCCTTCTGGATGCCTGTGGGGTCGGCCATATGCTTACTTCTTACCCTTTTTGGCCGCTTCGCGCTTCACGCTGTAAGCGATAGCTACAGCTTGTTTGACCGGCTTACCAGCCTTCACTTCCGCCTTGATGTTTTTGCGGAACGCCTCTTTGCCGGTGGATTTGACCAAAGGCACGTTATTTGGCCTTCTTCATGGGCGTTTCACGCATCCGCGTGGTGATGCTGATGATATCTTTGCCTTTGGCTGTCGGCACAGGCTTGCGCGCCAGCGGAATCGCGTCCATTTCGGCCTTCGGCTTGGGCATTTTCAGGCCCATCGGCGTCTTCATGGGGGTCATGCGGCGCATTATTTGCCCTTTTTGGCTGTTTTGGCGCTGTCTTTGAACGCTTTTGCAGTCGGGGCGCCCTTGGCGCCCGGTTTACGCATCTTTTCACCCGAACCAGCGGCAATCCGCTCCTTCTTGGCGTTGATGTTAGCATAGAGACCAGGCTTCTTCATGAGCATTTCCACCGTTTGAGGCTGGCTTTGGCGCGTTCGCCATCCTTAGCCTTGGCTGCAACCGCACCCATACGCGCACAAAAGCTGGCCTTGCGGCCTGCGTCGGCCTTCGTCTTGGGGTTGGGCGCCGGCGGCTTCAGGTTTGACCCCGTTTCGCGGTTGTACTTGGCCCGACCCTTTTCAGTCAGTCCCGCACCCTTGGACGCGGGCAACTTTTCCCCGCGGCCCACGGCCAACGAAACAGACTTTTTCTTGTCGGCCATCAGGTCAACTGCCCATCCAAGAATTAGAGACGCCGCCGGAAGAATATCCGCCTATGCGTTTCTTGTCAACGCGCCCTTCGCGGTGCGCCACCGGGAACGCGAACGTCACCGCGATGGCGTCGGCAGCGTCCGGTGACGCCAGCCCGCGCGACCGCATATCCTTCTTCGACTCAAGGAACAGCGTCCCCTTGCTGTCCGGCTTCGTCTTCGGCCCGATCAGGTCAGACTTCAGGAACCTGTCGGCTGGCACGCTGGCCGTCTTGAGCCAGTCACGCATCGCGCCCCACATCTCGGCGCGCTTGTTGCCGTACATGAGTTGCTTCTGCGCCTTGTTGCCGAAGTTGACCCCGCGCACCTTGTACCGCTGCTCCTTCAGCCGATCCACGACGCCTGCACCCAGGCCGCCTTCATCGACGACGGTCAGTGCCGGCTTGTACTCCTCAATGGCGTCGATGACGTGGCCGACCACTTCCATCGTGTCTGCCCCGCGCAGCCGCTTGATGGCGACCAGATCGCGTCCCTGCCGCACCGCGATGACGGTGGCGTCCGACCCAAACCGCGCCGGATCGACGCCAATGGTGATCGGCGCAGACTCGTCCTTGTGCTTGGGCCGCTTCATAGCGTCATCCACCAGATTGACCGGGATGAACTGGTCGTCGCCTTCGGACGGAAAGCGGCCATAGACTTCCACGTTGGCCTGGTAGCTGTCGGCGCCGTACTCGTCGATGATGCGCTGGTACAGGTTCTTGTCGGTTCCCTCGACCTCACGGGCGTCGATGTTGCGCGTGCGCCAGAACGCCCGCTTGCTGTTGAACGTCTCGTAGAAGTAGCCGGTGTTGCGCCGCGGGTTGGAAAACGCGACGTGAAAGCGGTGCGGCGTGTTCTCCGTGAAGAAGCCGTCGCTGACCGACCAGATGCTGTCGGGGATACCGCTGGCCTCGTCGAAGATCAGCATCACGCCGTCCCAGTTGTGAACCCCGGCGTACGCGTCCGGGTTCTCCTCCGACCACAGCCGGCCTTCCACCGCCCAGTAGCGCGTGCCTTTCTTCAGGTCACGCTCGACCAGTTCCGTGATCCACTTGGCCGGCATGATCCGCGTCGCGGCAATCTCGAACCAGTGGCTGTTCATGGCCATCGCCAGCCACTTGGTAATTTCGGCCCAGGTTACCGACCGTAGCTGCGCCTCGGAGTTAGCCGACACGATGGTCGTCGAGCCGATGCGTGTGGACAACATCCAATGCACCAGCCAACTGACCAGCGCCGACTTGCCGATCCCGCGCCCTGACGCCACCGCCTTGCGGAAGGTGTCGTAGTCGACCTTGCCGTTGTTGTCCTTGATGTGGTCGCGGATGTCGGCCAGCACCGCGCGCTGCCATTTGCGCGGGCCTTGGAAGTGTTCCAGCGGCGTACCCGGCTCACCCCACGGGTAGGTCAGCAGCACGAACGCCAGCGGGTCATCCTTGATACTCGGCGACCACAGCCGGCTCATCAGAGCCATCTCGTCCTGCGCTGAGTAGATTGGCTGCTGCACGGTTGTTGTCCTCTATGCGGGGCAGTTCGGTGTACAGCCCCTCTATGACACGGCTCTGCGCTTTCTCCAGCGCCGCGGTGATGCTGATCTGCTGGTCGATGTTCACGTCGATCTGCTGCTTGGCCACCCAGCCGTGGTTGTGCTTGAGGATGTCCAGCGCCGCCCTGGCGTCGCCTGCTGCTGCGGCGTTGTACATCGTCTTGGCTGCGGACAGTTCGCCGTCAGCGCGGCCCTTCATCTCAGCAATCTCGACCAGCGCGTCAAACTCCGCCAGCCGCCGGTACTGCACGGGCGTCAACCCGGCGGCTAACGCCAGGCTGTCGCCCTTCAGGCCATAGCGCGCGGCTTCGTAGATCGCTTCCAGACGCGCTTCGGTGGCCTCTGGTCGGTCGGGTGCGAACGGCAGGGAATAGAAGGTCATGACGCCATAATAGATGACGCGGGATGCGCGGGCAAGGCTGCACTAAACTGTGTTGCGATTTTATAAAAAAATTTTCAAAAATTGTTTGCGGACGGTGCCCGTGACAGCCACGCGCGCGTCGGCCCCCACCCCCCCCCCCTCCTCCAAGCTCCAGCCACAGCCTGCGGCTATATGTCGCAGCAGATTGGCGCGGTCATTCTCCCGGCTTGGCGCTCTAGGCAATGACAATCCAACTGGCTGGCGCGCAGCTTGCGCGGTCATCATGTGGCATTGGCGGTTTAGGTTTTGTTTTTTGGTTGGCCCAACATGAACAGGATTGCGTGACAATCTGACAATCTGGGCGGTTTTGGGCCGATCCTTGGCTATTTAGGCGGTTTAGGCTATCGGGTTTTAATCGCACTCAGAACGGAGGGGGCGCGGCTCACCACGCGCCAGCGCCATTTGCATACTGTATTAGCTATATACTACAGTTATTAAAATATCAGGAAACTACAAACAATAGCCTAAATAGCCTAACAGTCTCATATCCCCTTGATATCGCGGGCGCATTTACCCCTAAATCCTAGGCGTTTTGCATCCCTCCCATGACAATATATCGCCTAAACCGCCAAAGCCACGCTAACATTACAAATGCGTAAGGATGCAAACAAATGTGTTGCACAGCCTGCCGGCGTTGATATGATGGGCGCATCAACACAGCAACGAAGGGAAACGCAAATGCTCGAAGCGCACTACACCACCGGCAAGCAACCGCTTCTGGATTTCATGCACCGCTTTTCGGACGGCGCGCGCGTTGTGCTGGAAACCGTTCCAGTCGCCGGCAAGCGCGAGGCGCGCAAGCTGGCAGTTGCCCGCGGCGCCACGCCTTGGAATTTTTGAGCAACAGGGCCGGCGCAAGCCGGCCCACCATAAACGAAGGAAACTAAAATGGACTCCGCTTTCGCCACCGCGCCGTATCCGGCTTATACCACGAAAGAACTTCACGCGATTGTTGCCGCCGGGCGCGGCAACCCTGTCATGCTGGCAGAGATTGCGCGCCGCGCTGCCCGCGATGCTGGCGATACTAGCGTGATGACACCTGGCGAGCGTTTGCGCCGCGCCCGTGGCATTGATCGGTTCGACGTATGAACCGCGATGCCCTCGCCATGCTGGCGCTCTTTGCCTGCCTTGCCTGCCTTGCAATCATCTAAACGAAGGGAAACGATACCATGAGCCAAGCTAACACAACCGATTTTCAACGTTGGGCCGCATATTACAGCGACCGTTTCGCCTGTATCAGCAACGACGCGCTTAAGGGTTACTGGTATCTATATGGCCGCGATAGCGAGGAAAGCGCGTCGTCGCGCGATATGGCCGCCTGGTCGACCGTCAACGCTGAAATGCAAGCGCGCGGCCTATAACGTCGAAACGCGCACCTAGTGCGCGTCACTGCCGGGCGGCTCCCGACAGTCTGATGAGACAAGCCAATACAGGACAATTCACGATGATCATTCAGATATCCATCGACGCCGGCGTAATCGACGCAGCAATGCTGGCAACGTCAAAAGAGGAAACGCGCCACTACCTCAAGGGCGTGTTCCTAGACGCGCGCGGGTTCGTCGTCGGCACAAATGGCCATATGGCCTTTGCCGCGCGCTGTGACGCTATCGCCGGCAAGCTCAACGACGTGCGCCCGGCCTATCATACGTCGGGCAATTGTCTGGCAGGCGTTATCGTGCCGTCCGACGCTATCGCGCAAGCTGGCAAAGCCGCCGGCAAAAGCAAGGGGCTGTGCTATGTCTTTGAACGCGACGCGCAAGGCTTGTGGTGTATTTTGTACGGCAACGCGCGGATCCACTTTGCGCCGGTCGAGGGTTCGTTCCCGTCGTGGAACCGTATCATCCCGACGCCGCCCGACGCGCTTGTCGCCGGGCATTACAATCCGCTCTACATCACGGCGCTTGGCAACATGGCGAAGGCCCTGAACGACGGCAAGAAAGATAGCGCCACGGCCTTCCGCTTGCACCAAGCGGGCCAAAATCCGGCGCTTGTCACTTTCCGCAATGGCGACACGCGCACCGATTGCGTCGCCGTCCTAATGCCCATGCGCACAAAGCCGGCTGATTACGACGCCGCCAGCACCGCCCACGCCCGCGCCTTCGCGCTTTAACATGCTTCCGGGACGGCCCTAGGGCCGTCCTGACACTACAGAGAGAGGAAACGACAACATGTCTGCACCGCCCATCACGCAAGGTATCGAAACCCGTTATCTTGGGCCAACCAATAGCCGCCCCGGTCGCATAAAGGCGACGGCATGGGCCGGTAGCATCACCGTATCATATGATCATGCCCTATCAATCGAGGGCAACCATCGCGGGGCTGCAATGGCCCTAGTCGCCAAGCTGGGTTGGCTTGACACGGCGCCGGCGGAAGCATGGGCGACCGGCGGCAACGCGCGCGGCAATGGATATATCCACGTCAACACTCACCGCAATCTATGGGAGAAATAAACCATGACAGCCGAACAAATAGCCGCCCAGGCCATTGCCACGCACGGCCCTGCCAACGCCGCGCGCGTCTACCGCGAGGCCGAGGCCGCCCACTACAGCGAGGCGCAATGGTGCGACATGGCCAGCGATGAACGCCGCAAGTTGCAACTGGCCGAGAGCTATGGGCGCATCGCCGCCATCATTGAACAACTGACAGGGGAGGCTTGAACCATGAAACTGAACGACCGTAGCTATTGGCGCACCATGCCCACCGCGGCGCTGTTGGACGCTGCCAAATACTCCGATAACGAACTGGCTATCGTGCTGGCCGAACGGCTGGCAGATGCTCAAGCCGACATTGCCAAGCTGTGGCGGCAGTATGACGCCCTACGCACCGCGCACTATGAAGCATGACATGAGCGGGCTTGTGATCGCGCTGGCGCTGTTGGCGCTGGCCCTACTGATAGAGGATGATAAATGAACAGCACATCACCGCGCCTAGAGCGCGACATACTGCAAGACGCCGCTGCGGCCCTTGCAGAGCATGACAGGCTCTATGGGGCCATGCGCGACCTAGATGAGCGCATCGGCACCCTGTGCCGCGAATACGGGGATGTAAAGCGGCTGTACGCCTTCGCCCCACATCACTTGCGGAAAATCTGCGCGGCGCATGGGATGCTGTCATGACGCGCCGGGCTATCATCCATAATCGCGTGTTCTGGTGGTTGTATCCAAACGGGCGGCGGGAGCGCATTTATGCGAACGAGCGCATACGCGCGCACTTGTCGCAAGTGGCCTCTGTTGACGCCCGCATGGCCAAGGAAGCGGCGCCCAAGGGCAGGACGAACCACCCGCCACGCCCGCCAGGCACCGCGCCTACGCTGCCCGCTGCCGATCGTGACATCAGCAACCGGACGCTGACCGAACTGGCGCATGATTATGGATGGGGGAGCGTGTACCGGTTCAGCGAGGCACTGCGGAAACACCGCCGGTTCGTGTACGAGCAGGCCCGCGCCAACGGCAACGCCAGGTCAGCGGCCAACCTAACGCCGCCGGTTGCAACAGACAGTTTGACGTGCCATACCAACCACCCAAACAAAGGACAGTGAACTATGAAACACAGTAGGATCGTCGGCGGATCGACCGCCAAGCGCGTCATCGCCTGCCCAGGCAGCGTGGCGCTGGTGGCCCAGATGCCACCGCAGCCAAGCAGCAGATACGCCAACGAAGGGACGCTGCTGCACGACACCATTGCGGACGTGCTGGACAAACACCAGCCGCCAGAATCCTACCTGGGGCGCACTTATGAGGGCGTCACGCTGGATGATGACCTGATCGAGCGCAAGCTGCGCCCGGCGCTGGCCGCGCTGGATGAGATCGATCCCGAAGGGAGGATGGAATATGCTGTCGAAAGCCGGGTGGGGTTTGGCGATTATCTGCCTGACGTTTTTGGTAGTACTGATTTTCTGGGCCGCATTGGTTGGCGCGCTGTTGTGCTGGATTGGAAGTTTGGCGATGGAATCCCTGTCGGCGCTGAGGAAAACGCGCAACTGATGTTCTACGCCGCCGCTGCGATGCGGACGGACGCCACCAGGTGGGTGTTCGAGGGTGCGCAGGAAGTTGAATTGATCATCGTGCAGCCACCCAGCGTCAAGCGGTGGGTGACCACTGTGGAGCGCATCAAGGCGTTCGAAGCCGACCTGCAGGCCGCCGTCACCCGTGCGCTGAAACCTGACGCACCGCTGGCTGCTGGCGACCACTGCAAGTGGTGTCCCGCCAAGCCTGTCTGCCCTGTCATGACCGGCGCTGTGGATCGCCTGCTGGCGACCAAGCTGGACGCGCTGCCGGTGGATCAGATCGCGCACTATCTGGATCAGGTGCCGCTGGTGGAGGATTTCATCGCAGGCTTGCAGGCGCTGGCGCAGCAGATGCTGACCGAGGGCAGGCCGGTGGGCGACTGGAAGCTGGTGCCGAAGCGCGCCACCCGCCAGTGGGCCGATGAAGACAAAGCAGTGGCGTTCCTGTCCAGCGCGGGCGTTGAAGCCTGGGCCGAACCGAAGGCCATCACGCCCGCGGTGGCCGACAAGGCGCTGAAGAAGATGAAGATTGAATTGCCGGCTGACCTGGTGGTCGCCGTCTCCACGGGTAACACGCTGGCACCGGGGAATGACCCCCGGCCCGCGGTGTTGCAAATCGGCCACACGCTCAAAAAAGCGATGGCCAAAATCCAGTAAGGAAAACAATCATGTCGAATATCACTACCTTTGGCGGCTCCAATCTGCCGTCCGTTGCCTCTCTGTCGTCCGCGCTGCGGTCGCTGGAATCCGCCGCTGGCCCCGGCAACATGGTCATCCTCAAGATGGACAAGACCGGCCACTGGGTGTTTGGCGCTGACCAGACCGAGGTCGAGGATGATAGCCTGTGGGCCGTCAATCCGTTCTCGTTCGTCCACGGCTACATCGCGTGGGGCGACGGTGAAGTGCTGGCCGAAAAGATGGTCAGCGTTGCCGAACCGCTGCCGGAACTTGACCCGGCCCCTAACGCTGCCAAGCGCGGCTGGGAAATGCAGATCGGCATGACGCTGGCTTGCACGAATGGCGAGGATGAAGGGATGCAGGCGCGCTACAGCGTGACCAGCGTCGGCGGTAAGCGCGCCGTGCAGGCGCTGGCCGTGGCCATCGCCGAACAGGTGGACAAAGACCAGGCCAAGCCTGTGCCGGTGATCCGCTTGAAGAAAGAGCATTACCAGCACAAGTCCTATGGGCGCATCTTCACGCCGGTCTTTGACGTTGTGAAGTGGGTCGGCATGGACGCGCCCGCGGTGGAGGAAGACGCTGCGGAAGCGGAAGCCCCGACTGAGGACGCACCGCGCCGCCGGCGCCGCGTCTAAACTGGGCAGCGAACGCCGGGGCGGGTTGGGCTGCCCCGGCTAGTAGCGGATGAAGTGAGGCATCCAATGACAATTTGCATAACATGTAGCGCGGAATTTACGCCTGCGCGGCCTTGGCAGAAATACTGCGCGCTTCGCTGCCAGCGGAACTCACCTAACAAAATTGGCAGGACACGTCGGTTTCAGGCTGAACGCCGCGAAATCATAAACGCAGTAAAGATGGAGCGCGGTTGCGCTGTATGCGGGTACAACGCGCACGCAGCGGCGTTAGATTTTAACCACGTCCGCGGCGAAAAACTGTTTAACATCAGCCAAGACCCAAAGGTCGCTTTGCATCGCCTTAGGGCTGAAATGGCAAAGTGTGATGTGCTGTGCGCTAATTGCCATCGTGTCCACACGTATGAACACCGTCACTGGCATACGAAGCGCAAAGGTGCAGAATGAGCATTTTGTGGGGGGACACGGAAACGCGCAGCGAGTGCAATCTGCCGGTGTCCGGCGCGTATAACTACGCCCAGCATCCATCTACGCAGCTATTGCTGTTCAACTGGGCGTTTGACGACGAGCAAGTTGAAGAATGGTGGCCGTCCTGCGGGCGCCCTTTTCCTGAACGTGTCAAAGAACACATCCGCGCCGGCAACCAGATGCGTTTTCATAACGCCGGCTTTGACCGGCTTATCTTTGAATATGTCGTCTGCCCGGACTTTGGCGTGCCGACGCCGAAGCTGGAGCAGTTCTACTGCACCGCCGCCCAAGCCCGCGCCAACTGCGCGCCAGGCAGTCTGGAAGACGTGGGCCGGTTTGTGGGCGCCAGCATGAAGAAGGATCACAGGGGAAAGCAGTTGATCCGGCAGATTTGCATCCCGCCGTTTAACAATGACCCCGCGCTGTTTGATGAGTTTAGGGTGTACGGCGCGCAGGACGTGCGCGCCATGCGGGCCATCGCCCAGGCGCAGCGTGAACTGTCCGCTGATGAGTTGCGCGACTACCACGTCAACGAGCGCATCAACGACCGCGGCGTGCTGCTGGATCGCCCGCTGGCGCAGGCCGCCGTGCGCTACTCCGACGCCGAGAGCGCCGACATTCAGCAGACGGTCGAGGAGGCCACCGGTGGCGAGATCACGTCCGTCCGCAGCCCCAAGATGCGGTCGTGGGTGTTGGATCGCGTCGGGCCGCAGGCGCTCAAACTGGCGACGGTTTACAAGGACGGCGAACCCAAGCTATCCATCGACAAGAACGTCCGCTTCAAC